TGGCTGCTACGACGTACACGGGCAACGCTGCTGCGCGGTCACTGTCGAATGCAGTAAACAACGTGTCGTTCCAGCCGGATCTGGTGTGGATCAAGTCGCGTACACCTGGGGCTACGAGCCATGCGCTGTTTGATTCTGTGCGTGGAGCGACAAGGTATCTATCATCGAACACGACAGCCATTGAGGTGCTAAACGCCAACACGCTTCCGGCATTTACGGCTGACGGCTTTAGCCTTGGTACGGACACAACGCTGGTCAATGCGAGTGCCAACTCGTATGTGGCTTGGCAGTGGAAGGCCGGTGGCGCAGCAGTCAGCAATACGCAGGGCACGATCACGTCGCAGGTCAGCGCGAACACGACGGCTGGGTTTAGCGTGGTGACGTACACTGGGACGGGCGTGAATGCTACAGTTGGTCATGGCTTGGGTGTTGCGCCTAAGCTTCTCATTGCAAGGAACCGCAGCGCAGTTGCAAACTGGGGCGTTTACCACGCATCACTTGGTGCTTCAGATACGCAGTACGTGTTCTTAAACACTGCTGGGGCCATTAACCAAGCGGGTGCGTTAGCACTTTGGAATAATACCGCACCAACCTCCACTTTAGTATCGCTTGGCACGCAAGCTACTACAAATGGAAGCACAAACACTCATGTACTGTACTGCTTCGCAGAAATCGCAGGCTTTAGCAAAATTGGCAGCTACACAGGCAACGGACTACCTGACGGGCCGTTTGTGTTCTGTGGGTTTAGGCCAAGGTTTGTGATGATTAAGGGAACTACGTTGAGTGATTGGGTTATAATTGACACTTCTCGTAATATTTCAAATCAATCTAATGTTAGTTTATATCCAAATCTTGCAAATGTTGAGTCTGCTTTTGGTTTGGGATATGGAATAGATGTGCTTTCAAATGGATTTAAAATTAGACTAGTTGGTGATCCATTAAATAATTCTGGCGGCACATATACATTCGCAGCCTTCGCGGAAATGCCCAGCAAGTACGCTCTAGCCCGCTAACCTTATGCCAAAGAAATCCGTATCACTGTCCGTTGGCCGAGGCGAGAAGCTACCTGCGTCGAGGGGCGCAGGGCTGACAGCCAAGGGTCGCGCTAAGTACAATCGCGCTACAGGCAGCAACCTGAAGGCTCCTGCACCTAGTCCAAAGACTAAGGCTGACGCTGGCCGCAAGAAAAGCTTCTGCGCTCGTATGGCAGGTGTAGTCGCCAAGGCTAAAGGCCCGGCAGAACGGGCTAAGGCAAGCATGAAACGCTGGAAGTGCTAACTTTATGAAACGAGGACTCTACGCCAACATCCACGCCAAACGCGAGCGTATCGCCGCTGGCAGCAAAGAGAAGATGCGCAAACCTGGCACTAAGGGCGCCCCTACAGCCAAGGCGTTCAAGCAAGCCGCCAAAACCGCTAAGAAGAAGTAATTATGAAGTACATACTTGAGCGAATCAAAGAACCATCCACATGGCGCGGCGTGTTTGCGCTGCTCACCGCGGTCGGGATTAAGCTGCACCCAGAGATGCAAGAGGCTATTCTGACCACTGGGTTGGCGCTTATCGGGCTAATCAACGTCATCCGCAGGGAATCCAATGATACAAAACCTACTGCAAATCCTGCGCCTGTGGCTGGAGATCAAGGCTAAACGGGCCTCATGGGAGCTGGAGCGTGACATAGCCAAGTACTGCGATGATGTCGAAACTCAGATCCTTGAAGCTAGGGCCAATGGCCGTGATGCTTTGGCTGACAGGTTGCGCCACCAGTTCACACGTTCCAGTAAGATACTTATATCCACCCAGCAAGGAGATACTTGAGCTTCAGGCTGGTCAGACGTACACTGCCGAGGTGGCACAGAAATGGCATTCAGACTCCCGATACCAGAAACTTGAACTGGAGTTGATTGATGCCACTTCTGTCGCCAAACAATCTCAACACAGGTAATGCAATGGAAAGCCCCGGCGAAATGCTAGACGATCTCAAAGAAATTGGCTCTGTTTTGGGCATAAACGTAGCCGCAATTGCCTTGTCTTTAAGCGAGATCGAGCAAACAGTTCGCATTCTGGGTGGCATTGCCGCAATCTTTTATACGCTGGCCAAGATATACAAGCTGCTACACAAATGATTGACGAACGGTCAGCCAAGTTCATAGCGACGCTGTCACCTGAAGTCAGGGACGCTTTTATTGCGTTCATCGTAGACGCCAAAGAACTGGTTGCCAAAAGCGGACTGGACTACAAGGTCATCTGTGGAACTAGGACGTTTGAAGAACAAGCGGCGCTGTATGCCAAGGGGCGCACTGCACCGGGGCCAAGGGTGACCAATGCCAAGCCAGGATCATCCATGCATAACTTTGGACTAGCCATCGACTGTGGCGTGTTCAAGGGTAAAGTGTACATGGATGGCAGCACACCCGCTGACGCGAAGCTCGCTGATCTTATGCATAAACACGTCTCAACCTTGTGTACAAAGCACAGGCTGCGTTGGGGCGGCAAATTCAAGAAGCTATACGATGCGCCTCATTTTGAGTATGATACTCCTTATTCTCTTGCTGATCTGCGTGCTCGCAAGGAGCGTGGACAATCCTTAATCGCCTAATCTTATGCCTAAGTCAATGAATGCAATGCTGGCCATCCTCGGTGGCCCTATGGGTGGCAGGAGCCGCTCCTGTCCTGAGTGTGAGTCTCCTATGGAATCCGACGGTACTTGTTCCGAGTGCGGTTACGGCGAAGAGGAAGAGCACGAGGGCGAAGAGGAAGGTGAAGATGATGGTCACATGGAGCGCATGATTGAGTTGCGTGACGATCTCCAGCGGGTTGTGGACAAGCTCAGTAAGCTTATTTCCTAATGGCACAAGAAGCACAGGCTGAAGGTGACGACATGTTTCTGGGTTTTGCCAGTAGGCTTGACCCTGCAAACTTGCAGCCCGGCATCTTGCAAGCGAGCTTTAATACTCGACTTCAGCGTGGGATTGCCCAGCCCCGCAAGGGTACCAAGCGGTTGACTGAGACTGAACTCATCGGTTTAACGATGGTTGGCTCTGGCCTGTACGTTGACGCTGCCGGCCACGATAACATCGTCATGGTCTTCACGGACAGGCTATACCTGTACAAGCCAGCTCAAGGGCAGGATGCGGAAGAGTTGAGTCAACCTTATAGCTTTCCGGCAGGTCGTGTAATTGAAGCTGGCGGCATCTGTGACGTAGTGACGGCGCTGAACAAGGTGTATATCTTCCGCGGCAAGTACGACAAGACGACGTTTGTTGCTACTGAGTCGAATGGCAATATCCTCGACAATACGACTGGCACGATCACAATCACGACGACGTTGCCGCATGGATACTCTACCGGCGACGAGGTCACTATCGGGCGCACAGACGGCTCAGATACGGCAGGACAGGCCGTTACTGGCAGCTACGTCATCACGGTGACTGGCACGAACACGTTCACGTTTCAGTACACGAACAATACTGGCGTAACTTACGCTGCTCGGACTACACAGGCAGGCTGGAACGCTCGCCGTGGATTGCCACCGCTTGTATGGCAAGATGGACTTGCAGCAGTTACGTTTGCACAACAGAAGTTCACAATAGATGGGACTACAGTAACAGGAATCACACAGTCTGTGCCATGCGCTGACTTTGGCTTGTACTTCCAGAACCGGCTTATCCTTAAGTACGGCGACTACCAGATGCTCGTTAGTGACATCTTAAGCGAGCAATGCGACACGACGCTGAACAACTTTGTCATCAATACTGGCGGGAATGACTCAATTGTAGGGGTACTGCCGTGGGTGCAAGACCAGTTCTTGGTCTTTATGACCAACAGTATCTACGTTGTTTTCGTAGAGACTGACAACTTTGACATCAACTCGCCTCCTGGGGTTAACAGCAGCACGACAGTAGTAACGACCGAGATTGGCTGCTTGGCTAGGCGCTCGATTGTGGCAGCGGGCCAGTTCGTGTTCTTTTTGTCTGCTAACGGCGTACACATGCTGACGCCCCAGCTTGACCTGAAGTTGCTAGGCAACACGTTGCCACTTAGCGAGCCGATTGCAGACTTCTTTGAGAGCGTTAACTACGACGCAGTTCAAAACTCGGTAGCGACTTACTATAGCAACCGCTTCTACATTGCGATGCCTACTGGCACGGCGACTAGGAACGACAAGATCCTTGTATACAATACGCTGAACCAGAATTGGGAGTCGATTGACTATTATCCTACCGGCTTATTCTCAGATAACTTGATCTTGTCTGCGTATATCAATCAACGCCGATTGATGATCATCACCAACTTTGCTGGGGCTGGCCAGTACGGTGGCGTGTTCCTGTCAGAGGAGCAGGTCGAGGGTGACGAGTTCAACACATCCAACGCGCTGCCA